CATTTTTACTTATCTTTTCATTATACCATATGAGTGGCTCTCCAATGTTGTATGTTATTGGTTTTACAATGGCAGCTTCCATAGTAGCTATTGGTATAGCTTCAGAAGTATCTTCTAAACAGTTGTATGCTTTAGGTGTTGCTATGGCTGGTATGGCAGCTTTTGCATTTGCTTTGTTCTATGGTATGGCTGCATTAGCTGATTCTCTTGCTAAACTAAATGGACCTCAATTACTAGTGTTTAGTGCTGCATTAATTGTGTTTGTTGGAGCATTGTATCTAGTTCTTACTGCAACACCAGCAATACCTGTCTTACTAGCTATAGGTGCAGCATTACTAATGGTTGGAGCATCTTTCCTAATGTTTGGTGGAGGTATAGCACTTGTAGGTTTAGGTATATCAATGATATTTGATTCAATGGCTAAAGCTGCTTCTCAAGGATCAAACTTACTAATGTTAGGTGCTTCACTATACTTAATAAGTTCTGCCATGCTTTCTATGATTTCTGTTGTTGCTAATCCTATTGGCTTAATTGGTATTGGTATATTGGTTACATCTTTGACAGCATTAAGTAACATAATGGGAACAATCTCTGCTTCTGTTCCAGCATTTGTTGAATTTATAAATGCTATATCAAATATACCAGATGGAATTGCAAGTAGATTAGAGCCTCTTGTTGAGATAATTGGCGCAATAATTGAGAAAATAAATGAATTAAATTCTGATTCTGGCAATGCCTTATCTTCTGCTTTGAATAGCTTATCCGATCTTGGAGAAGCATCAATCAAATTGACACCAGAAAATATAACAAATGTATCCAATCTTGTTGATCAAGCCGAAAGATATAGAAATGTTGTAAATACTACTAAGAATGAAACAAACAATTTACTAACTACTCTAATTAATAATGTAGGTACTGGTGGCGGTTCAAGAACCTCAACACCTGTAAATGTAAGTATAGCATTAGATAAGCTTAAATTAGGTAAAGCAATGTTTGATATTATGGAAGATAAAATGGGTCTTAACATATCAAGACCAACATAATCATAGGAAAGTGATATAGATGCCAGCAAGAAGAATCTTTAATGCAAATGGTCAACCTTTTAAATGGGGTGCTGGTCAAGAAGCAGCCCCAACCGTTTCTGGTGAAGGTTTCTATATTTATGACTTAATATCTGATGTTGAATACAGAATTAATGTTGTTGGTCTTGTTGTGCAACAAACGATAGATGCTGAATGGAATGAGGCTTATACTTTTGGAAAGATGGACCCAATATCTACTTATAAAGGAACAAAAAGATCTTTTCAAATAGGTTTTGTAATAGCAACAAACGCTTATAACAATTTAAATATTTTAAATCAATTAATGTATCCATCTTTTATAAAAACAAAACAATCTTCAACTGGTGGTGGGATAAGTGCAGAAACTGCTAGACAAAGATTTGGATTAGTTTTTAACGTACCAGTTTTAAAAATTTTTCATAATACTTTTTTATATGATTTTACTAAAGGAGAGCCAGGAGAAACATCAGAAGGAGTTGCCAAAGATAATGGTCTTTTAGGATATATAAAAGATCTTAAAATAGAAAGTTTAAAAGGTGGTTTTCGCCAACCTGGAGTTGAATATTTCAGTGTGGATGGCGTATCTGGGGTAAGTTCAGTTCAAAATGATAGTAAATCTTACAAAGTAAGTTTTGTTTTTACTCCTCTACATCAAAACTTGTTAGATAGACAAGATGAAAATTTTAGAAAGAATTTTCCATATCGTGGTTCATTTGATACAGATTCGCGAGTATCTGATAATGCTGCTCAAGTTAGATTAAAAAATGCAAAACTTGATGAATTTTTTACATTTTCTAATGCAACAATAACTTCAACTCCTGCTCCTGCCGCTACTGCTGCTGCTGCTCCTGTTCCTGCTACTCCTGCCGCTACTGCTGCTGGTACTGCTGCTGGTACTCCTGCTCCTGCTGCTGGTACTCCTAGTGTGGATAAGCCCCCCGCCCCCGCCCCCCCAGATGGTGTAACCCCTTAACCCCCAAGGTAAAACTAAATGAGATTTATCAATAGAAAAACATATGATAATTCAAATGAAAATTATAAAGATTTATTTGAAAATAGAAATGTAAATGGAATAGCACATTATTCCACACCAAACTTTAAATATCCATCTCCACAAGATATGTCACAATTATTGATAGAAGAACATACTTGGGGCTTTAGTGATAGATATTATAAGTTGTCAATTAGGTATTATGGTACTCCACAATATTGGTGGGTAATAGCGTTATTTAATAAAACACCAACAGAAAATATGATTCAACTTGGAGATACCATATATATACCAAAACCAATTCAAGCTGTATTAAACGTGTTAGGAGCCTAGTATGTTTGGAATTGGAAAAGACGAACCAGAAGATCCAACTAAACCAAAAGAAGAAGGTGGCAAGTTAGAAGAAGAGTTTGATGAAATTTGTTATTTAGCAGTACAATCAAATTTTTTTTCAAATTGGTACAGAAATGATAACCCAAATAAACGAACTGATAGATTTCCAGCAGTTTATATGGCTACTGATTTAACCAATCCTACTAGTATAAATTCTTCTATAACAGCAACATTAATGAATAAAATTGCATTACAAGATTTTGTATATGCAAAACCAGCTTTATTTTCTTTGTTATATCCAAAATTAGAATTATACAGAATTGATTATGAAGCTGGGAAACAAGAAGCAACAGAAAGATTATTTTTAATTCCTCATGAAGCTAATGAATTATATAATTCTTTTGACAACGTGAACACAAAAGTGGCTGGTGCTGGTATTAAAAACCTTAACTGGACATTAGCAGGTTCTAACCCAGCAGCAGCAGAAAAATTAATTGATTTAGAATTAAATTTAGAATTTGCAAATTCTTATGAACTTTCTCCTAATACATTAGATGAAATTTTAATAAATTATATAGGTGGTAAAGGTTTTCCTTTTAATGAAACAGATACAGATAATACAACAATAAATTTTCTATCTTTAATATTACATCCTCAAGGTAAAAGAAACGAATACAACGGAAAATTTTATAGAATAAAAGCAAAACTAGGTTGGCAAAGAGTTGATAGTGAAATACTACAACAAATAGGTTATGATGCTGCTGTTGCAGAAGCTCTCTCTGCTGCCTTATCTACACAATCAATGACTTTGATATTAAATTTAATATCTCATTCTTTTGAATTAACAGAAGAAGGTTCTATATCTTTACAAGCAAAATATCAAGCAAGTTTAGAACAAGCTACAGACGCAGATATATTTGATCTATTTTATAGACATTCGTTAAAAAAACAAAGATTGGACAGTCCAGGTTCTACATTAGATCAATTAAGACAAGAAAAAGAAGCTTTACAATCAGCAATAACTGATGATTGTATTACTTTAACAGAAGATGAAAAAACAGCACTAAAAGAATTAGTCTTAGTTGAAAAAGATAAAGAAATTCAAGAAGCTATTGAACAACAAGAAGATACTTTAAAACAATTAGAAATTGAAGCTAAACAATCATTAACAAGACATTTAAGTGCAACAGAATCAATTACAACAGCATCAGACTGGGTATCTGGAATCCTTTTAGGCGGTGTTGTTGTTGGTGCTCTTGGCGTTGTAGCTGCACCTGTTGCTGGTGTATCCACAGTTGTTGGTGGTGTGGCTGGTACTGTTGTTGGTGGCGCAGGGGCTGCTGGTGCTGTTCAAGGGACTACAGGAACAGGCACTAACAGTAATAATAGCTTAACAATTTATTCCGTAACTGTATCCGATAAAGATGTAGAAAATTACATAAATTATATAAAAGAAATAAATTCTGGTAATAAAAGTGCCACTTTAGATCCACCTTCTTTAAAATCAAATGCGGTTCAAGTTGGTGTTAACAGAGATGATGCTGCTGATATTACACAACAAAGAACTGAGGTAGATGCACAATCTACAAGCACTACCGATACAGTAATTGCTAAAGCAGAAACAGCATTACAAGGAGTTGTAGAAGGTATAGCAAAGTTTGGTGAGTTTTTATATGATTTTGGATCAAATGATAGAATCATATCTTTTATTTATTTATATGATTTATTAACAACATTTTATAATGTATTAGTTGAGCATATAAATACAGAATATCAACAAGATGGTGTTAAAAGATCAGAGTTGTTAACAGAATTAAAAAGATTTAAAGTTGTTCTTGGTGATTATCAAGATAGAGATACTGGTGATATTGTAAACATAGGAGAAATACCAATTCATCTTCAAACTTTCAATGAGTGGTACACAAACAACATTGCAAAACCAAATAGAGTTAATTATACATTTAGAGATTTTGTTTATAGTATGGTTAATGATATAGTTGCAAAATCATTAGGTGCTTCTTGTGTCACGGGTGCTGACTTAGAAAAGAAAATTTCATTAGGATTTTCGACATACTCTTTACAACACAATGTTGGAAATGAACCTTGTGAAGTATCTGAACTTACAACCAACAACACACCAACTGGTTATATTAATTTTGGTGTCAAAAACATAAAAGATTTATATACAAACTCTATAATTCCAACAAGTAATAATGTTAAAGGTATTGAAAATACAAATTATTTATATGTGTATGCAAAACAATTACCATGTGAATTAAAGGGAAACATATTTGAAGATATAGATAAAGGAATCTATCATTTTTTTATAGGACAAACAGAAGGTATACAAAAATCAATAAAATTTAAAAGAATTGATCAACCATATTTAAAAGAAGCGAGAGCAACAAAAGAAGACTCATTTGTTTTGGGACAGCTAAGAGAAGTATATAATGCAGATATAGTTATGGTTGGTAATACGATATTTCACCCTGGTATGATAATTTACATTCATCCACCTATAGAAATGGGCGTTACTAGTAACGAAAATACTTTTTCTTATTTGTTGGGTATTGGTGGATACTATTCTGTTATAAAAGTACAATCTTCATTAAGTTTGGAAGGATTTGAAACTACATTAGAATGTGTATATTTAACTTCGCCAAATTGTAAAGAGCCATGTGTTGATGTTCCAAATAAAAGCCCAGAACAAAAACTACAATCTGAATTAGCAAAATTAAAATTAATAAAAACTTTAAATTCTTCTATTTTAAGATCAAACAGTGAATTGCAGGCTGGATTAGTTCTGAATAATTTAGATCCTACAACTTATACAAAATTAAATGAAGATTTACAAAAAAAAGTCAAAGCATATAATTCTTTACTTTCTCAAGCAGCAGCGGACAGTATTCCTATTCAAGTTCCTGTTTTAGATCCAACAACTGGACAAACTACACAAACTAGAGTTACAAGTATAAGTACTGAAAGTACTAAACAAACTGGTGTTGGTAGACTAGTAAAAGATCTTAAAGGAAATGATGTTTTATTACTTGGACAAGACTTAATAACTCTTCAAGGTATAGAATCTCAAATTGGAAACGAAATAGCAAGAAAACAACAAGATCTAGAAAAGGCTAGATTACAAATAAACTAAAATGCCAAATAAAAAAACAAATCTAAAATTAATAATAGGTGAAGCACCGTTAGTAACGGCAACCACCAGAGATACTAGAGTTCTTTTTGAAGGACGAAAAAATTATTTATTTCAATATGATATCTATTTTGATAAATCTTTACCAGTAATAGATACTTGGTATAATTCAACAATGTATGGTAAATTAAATCATATTGGAGAACCAATTGAAGCTAAAAAAGAGTTCTTAAAAAATTTAACAACAAATAATATTGTTTCATCTGCAAATTATTATGTTTTAGACTTTGTTGCAGATGCTTATGCTGATATGCGAAAAGAAGTAGAACAAAAAATAAAGTTTGGTAAAATTAAAAAAACTCCAATATTAAATTTAATTGCAAAAGGTAATTTTGAACAATTAGATGTTTCTTACAAAACAAGAGAAAAATTTATTATTGATACATTTTTAAGCAAAATAACACCTTCAAATAAACTTGATAGTAAAATTAAAGATTATAATAGTTTTATAAAAATATTTATTGATGTTTTATCTGTGCTTCCAAATGAAAGAATAACAAAAGCAAATCATTTACTTTCTTATAAAACTCCAATTAATGTTAGTGGCTTAGTTATTGAACTATCCAATAATAATCCAAATGATGATCTTAAAAAATATGAAAACTTTTTTGTTGATGAAAATTTTTTGTACTTCCAAAGAACTTGTTACAAATATGGTTTTATTTTAGATAAAAATATACCATCTAGAATGGTGTTTCAACCATCATTACCACAATCAGCAAAATACTTAGAAAAGTATGAAATTACTAGTTTAGCAGATTTGTTTGATAAACGATATAATAAGTTATTTTTAAATGATTTTATTAATTTTAAAAAATTGACTTTAAAGTGTTATAATCAATTAGTTAAAAATAAAAATTATACTCAAAGTTACAAAATATGTGGTGATTATAAAAATAAAAAATACAAGAATTTATTTTGGATGAAAATATATCTTTATATTTTTATGAAAGAAAACAAAGTAAAACTAACACAACAACGATTTGATTCTATTTTAAACACGGTACAAATGTTTTATAATATGTCCGAGTCAAATGCTATTAAATTTTTACAAACCTTGTGTTGTAGTATAAAAAAGATTCCAGCAAATGGGTTAAATACAGACCCAGCTTTGTTCTTGACTTCTGATGAGAGAGCTACTATACTACCTAATGACACCTATAAGCTTTATTTCTAGGAGGTAGGATGTATGTTGAACCACTCGACAACAAAGGTGAGTGTGTTGGTTATTTTTGTAATGGCGTAATAACTGACAAAGCTCCACAATTTGCTCGTTCTTGGAATTATCATCCTTCTTTCCAAAACGGAGAGTATGCTTACCTGTATTTTCAAGGCGAGATTAATGATGCTGTTTCCAACAACAAAGAAGATTGGAAGATGCTTAATGACAAGATGAAAGCATTTTTTAAGTCCTTTCAAAACTCTAAAATTAATCTTGATGATAATTGTTTGTTTGATCTAATTCCTCAACATTTTTTGGTTGACTATTACGATGCAAAAACCAAGATTGTAAAAGAAGTTCTTGAAACAAAACAGAAGCCACATGATTATGATTATCTTGTGGCTCTTTCAGAGGTTGTTTGGGACATTAGAAGTAGAAAACTAAACATTGATACTTCTTGTCTTTCAGAAGATAAAATTATCGACAAGTATTCCAATCTTAGTCCCTACATCAACTACAACATCTTTGGAACTAAAACTGGCAGACTCTCAACTCATAAGCGTTCATTCCCTATTATGCAGATGGACAAGAACCACAGAACAATTCTAAATCCAAATAATGATTGGTTTATTGAACTTGATTACAACGGTGCAGAGCTTCGTACATTCTTGGCTCTTGCTGGTGTTGAACAACCAAACGTTGACATTCACGATTGGAATGCAAAACATATCTTTGACGGAAATAAAACAAGAGATGAAGCAAAAGTCTCATTTCTTGCTTGGCTTTATGGAGATACAAAAAATGAAAAGGCTGAAGTCATTTACAATAAAGAAAAAGTCCTTGGCAAGTATTGGGATGGAGAGAAGATTACTAATTTCTACGGCAAAGAAATATTGGCAGATTCTAAGCACGCTTTGTCTTACCTTATTCAGTCTTCTTTTGCTCAACTCGCTCTTCGTCAGATGATTAAAGTGTTTGAGTTTTTAAAAGGTCGTAAATCATACATAGCTTTTACAATTCATGACAACATTGTTATTGATTTGGCAGAAGAAGATAAAAAAGATCTAAAAGAAATTATCAAGATTTATTCATCAACAGACCTTGGAATATTTAAGGTTAATGTGAAAGCAGGTAATAATTATGGAGAAATGCATAAGATTTGACTACTTATAGTGTTAGGAGATAAAAATGGACCAAGTAATAATGCAACTAGTCCAAATGGAACAACAAATGAGAATCTTCCATTGGCAAACAAAATCATTCGCCAGACATTCAGCTTTTGGTGGAATTTATGGTACGCTTGGCGATCTTATTGACACATTTGCAGAAGCTTGGATGGGAAGAAACGGAAGAGTTCGTGTTGCTGGTCCAATTGAATTACAGAACCTTGGCGGTGATGTAGAAGGTATTGTTGATGGCTATATTGAATTTTTGATTGGTCTTACAAATGTGCTTGATGCACAAAGAGATACAGATCTTTTAAACATTCGTGATGAAATTCTTGGAGAGTTTAATAAACTCAAGTACCTGTTGACACTTAAATAATGGACCCTTTAGTAAAAGAACTTAGAGATTTATTGGAACAGACTGAGCCTTATCAGAGAAAAATGAAGGCTAAGCATAGTCGTCTTAAAAAAAGAGTAATTGGACACGGAGGACAAAAAGCTGGTCCTCCTTACTCTATCAAACCTTCTATGGAACGTTCCAAATCTGCTCCTCCTATGGGTGAGGGTATATTTGATAAATTAAAAAAATCAGTTGGCATGAAACCTTCTGAAAGCGATAGATACAATCAAATAGGAAGCTCTAACATTTATGTTGGTGAGCAACCTGTTATGGGTTCTAAGCTAATGACAGATATAGTTGATAGATTTACCAAAGTTTATCTTGTTGCCGAAGAAACAATAAATCAACTAACCCCACAAGAAATGGAAAGTCAAAAAGGAAAAGTTGTTGCTTGTCCTACACAAGACACAAGTAATCCAACAGAAGAACAATTATCTAAAATGGAACAAGTAGCACAAAATATTGCTAATGAACCAGATAGTGCTTTTGTTCTTGTTTCTTGTAAAGCAGGTATGAATAGATCAGCAGCAATTGCAGCAAGAGCTTTAGTTTTAAAATCTGGTATCATTTCTGTACAAAACGAACAAGAAAAACAAAAAGTAAATGAAATTATTAATTCTGTAATAGAAAGCAGAACTCCTGCAATTACAATGGGTTCTCCTGGTGTTTTAAAATATGATATGAGAACCAATAGAGAAGAAAGAGCTTTACATGGTACTCCACACCAAGCTTTTATTGATTTTATTATGTATGGTACAAAAAAAACAACAGCTATAAATGAACGTATAGTTAGACAAGGTTCAAAATGGTGTTTGAAATCAAAAAAAGGCAATAAAAATCTTGGTTGTTATTCTTCAAAAAAAGGTGTTGAAAAAAGAGAAAGACAAGTACAATATTTTAAACACATGAAAGAAAGTTTACTTGAACAAACCATTAAAGAGGTTATAAAAGAAATAGTAAAGTAGGTACTCATGGAAGAAAAAGATACTCACGATTCTGTTGTTATTGTTGTTACAGATAAAAATAAAATACTTTTAATTAAAAGATCCAAAACAGATGAGTGGATGCCACTTCACTGGTCATTTCCAGGTGGGCATATAGAAAAGGGAGAACCACCATACAAAGCTGCTAAACGAGAGTTAAAAGAGGAAACAAATCTCGATGGTAAAGTGACGTATGCTGGTCTTCGTAAAACAAAAACAGGTAAAATGTATATTTATTTTTGTGATGAATTCAAAAATGATATTGAATTAAATTATGAACATTGTGACCATAAATGGATTGAGTACAAAGATATTGATGATCTTGAGAACAAAACCCCTTATGTAAAAGAAATTATTGCTACTGCATTAGAGATTCCAATGGGTTATGAATGAACATATTAGGATTAGGTAAAACTGGTTGTTCTATTGTTGATAAATTTTGTAAATACCCACAATATAAAATATACAAAGTAGACGTACAAGAACAAGACCATCCAGAAAAGTATGAAGAAAAAACAGATCATATTAGAATAGATTCTATAGATAATAATAGTGATTTAGATTTTTTTGTAAGTGGTGATGAAATTGTATGTTCTGCTTCTTTAAAAGTTTTAGAAATATAAAGATTGTAACATTAGAATTTTTTATATTAAACCAAGTCAAAAGTTCCTAACAGATTTACAAAAAACAACAGATAGAATTGTCTATAACGTTTTACAAGAGTATACAAGATCTAAAAAATTTGATTCAATGTATATAATAACATACGAAGATGTTGCAAAAACTGTTGGTAAAATACCAATTTTAGGTTATTATGATAAATTAAATACTGTAATTGCAGACACTATTCACATGATTAATTTTTTTGATCACAATGAATCTGTTATAGGTAATGAGTTTGAATCCTCACCAACGTATTGTATAAATACTATAGGAATTATGGATTTTAATTCTGGTGATGAAAGTATGTTTTATGGACTTGACGAGTTTAGGGAGAAAAGATACTATTACTCTATCGATGAGAAACAGTTAGAAACTGATGGTGATCTTTTTGATACTATTTCAAATCAAATAGATAGTAAAACACAAGATTTTGTAAAGAATAGCTTTGGAGTTTATTCTAATTCATTTGGAAAAAACTATTGCTATGTTGTAAAAAAATCTCCACACATACAGAGGTAATATGAAGTCTTATAAGGGTACATTTCTTAAGAAAGATGGTTCGCAAAGGACTATGCACTTTGTAAAAATTAATGACTTGCCAAAACGAATGGTTGAGGCTAAGATAAAAGGAACAGGAAAGGTAAGAACTCTTGCCGATGGTTCCGAAACAGTTTATGATGTTGAGGCTAAGGAATTCCGAATCTTCAATCATAAAACGCTAGTAGGAGAGATTCTTGAAATGGATCTTGACGAAAGCACCCTAGAGGGATAAGATAGAAACGTGGCGGTTGAAGAGATTTGTTCAACCGTTCTTAACAACAAGGAGACAATAAAATGGCTATTGATATGAGCAAAATGAAGAACAAGCTTGAGAAGCTTGCTAATAACGGTAAGGAGAGCAATAATTCTGTTAAGTGGAAGATGGAAGAAGGACAGCATTCTGTTCGTATCGTTCCAACAGAAGATGGTGATCCATTCAAGGAGCTTTTCTTCCATTACAAGGTAGGTGGAAAAACTGTTCTTTGTCCCAAAAAGAACTTCTCTGATGATTGTCCTGTGTGTAATTTCGCATCACAGCTTTGGCGTGATGGTGTAGCAAATGAGGATAAGGCAAGCCAGAAGATGGCAAAAGAGCTATTCCCCAAGCAGCGTTTTATGTCTCCTGTTCTCGTTCGCGGAGAAGAGGCAAAGGGTGTACAGGTATGGGAATATGGTAAGCGTGCCTACGAGACTATGATTGGTCTTGTTCTCAATCCAGAGTATGGCGATATTACTGATCCACAGGATGGTCTTGACCTCGTAATTGACTACACTAAGCCTCCTGCTGGTGCAAAAGACCAGTTTCCAGAGACTAAAATTACACCACGCCGTAAGTCCTCACCACTTTGTGACCCATCTTATGGTGGAGCAGCAAAGTGTAAGGAACTTCTCGATACTATTCCAGACTTTGGAGCACTTTATCCACGTCAGAGCACACAAGAGGTTCAGAAGATCCTTGATGCTGCCCTTGCTTCCGATGAATCTGCTGAAACAGAGTCCCGCGAGATTGTAAAAGGCGGCACTAAGTCTAAGAAAACCTCCTCCGCAGTTGATGAGGCATTCGCAGATTTCACTGGTACAGACGACTAATCTGTTGACAAACTAATGAGGCGGGTGTATCTTTATGGTACACCCGTTTTCATTTATCACAAAGGAACCAAATGGCTAAAAAAACTCAAACAACGACAAATGGTAAATTATCTATTGCACAAATGAGAGATGCAATTAATAAAAAAGCAGGAATTGAAGTTTCTTTCGATCTATTAGAACAAAACCCATCAGAAGTAACAGAATGGATTCCAACAGGCTCAGATGTACTAGACTCTATTATCTGTAGAGGAAAGAAAGCAGGAATTCCAGTTGGGCGTATTACAGAGCTTGCAGGTATTGAAGCCTCTGGTAAGTCTTATTTTGCTGCTCAGATTGCTGCTAATGCCCAAAAGATGGGAATGACCGTAGTTTATTTTGATTCAGAATCTGCACTAGACCCTTCTTTCCTTAGTAAAGCTGGTTGTAATGTAGGAGAGATTATTTATACTCAAGCAGTAAACATTGAGTTTGTGCTTGAAACTATTGAGCAGCTTCTTGGAGAAGGTGACCACTTCTTGTTTATTCTTGATTCGTTTGCTTTCACTCCATCCCTTGCAGATCTTGAAGGAGACTTTAATCCTCAATCTTCAATGGCAGTAAAACCAAGAATTATGTCAAAAGGTCTTGCAAAACTTATTCAACCAATTGCAAACAAAAGAAGTACATTCCTTGTTCTTAACCAACTAAAACAAAACATTGTGATGGGACCAACAGCACATACAGAAATGCTTGTAAACCCATTTATAACTCCTGGTGGTAAAGCACTATCTTATGCTTACTCACTTAGAATTTGGCTTACTCCCAAAAAGAGCAAAGCAAGTTATGTTGTATCTCCAACAGGGTTTAGAATTGGGTCAGAGACTAAATGTGTACTAAAGAAATCTCGTTTTGGTACAGAAGGAAGAGAATGTTCGCTTAAACTTTTGTGGGGTGGAGAAAAGATTGAAGTATCCGATCATGAAGCTTGGCTTGATGTTCTTTCTAAATCCGATAGAGCCACAAGTGGAGCATGGTGGAAGCTTACTCTTCTTGATGGAACTACCAAGCAATTTAGATCAGCAGACTTTTCTAATGAACTTCAAAACCAAGATTTTAGAAATGCTGTTTTAAGTATTGTAGAAGAAGAACTTATTACTAAATTTGATAAACAAACGGGTAATGCTTCTAACTACTATAATATAGAAAGCGAAGACTAACAGTTTTATACTTTTTTCATATAATTGTACTATTTATAAACGAGGTACAATTACATGAAAAAACTATCTGAATCACAGTTAAGAACAATAATAAAAGAAGAATTGTATTCTGTATTAAACGAAGCTGGCTACCAACCAGGATTTGTAGAAAGAGGTCTTAGTACAGTACAAGATTTTTTTGGTGTTGGTAACCAAACTGGATTTGAAATTAAAAATGCAGCAAAAAAATTATTAGATGATGAAGGCTTTATAAAAATGTTTCCTTCTCAAGAACGCTCGCTCAAAAAAATAATTGCAATGGGTGATAACGAGGCTGCTAGTGGTGGTAGAAGATATTTAGGCCCTGTTGAAGAATTTTATGAAAAGTATTTAACTACTAAAGCTCAAGAACAAAGAGATACAAAAGCAGCAGAAGATGATAAGTATGTTAGAGATCAAAAAGCTAACAAAAGTTATGCAGCTAGACAAGCTGAAAAAGATACACTTGCAAGAAGCGAAAAAGAAAGAAGAGAGATAGCTGATAGAGAAGAAGCTGAAAGGGTCTACCAAACAACAGCTATGGAAAACCCAAATACTGGAAGACTTGAGTATTCGACCACAAGAAGACCAGGAGTACGTACCCGCGAAGAAGAGGCAGAAGCAGCTAGAAAAGCTAGACGTAAAACTTATGGTATTTAGATAGTTTAGTATTGTAAAAGAAACAGGCTCCATAGGGTTGACTTCCCTATGGGGCTTTGTTACTATCTATCTGTTGGAGCGAAGAACACTATGGAGAATGACCCGAGTAAGCTTTCTAAGAAGAAGCAGCGTTATATTGAGCTTGCCATGCGTATTGCAGGACAGACTGAGTTTCGTGAGTACAAGCATGGTGCTGTACTCGTTCGCGGTGGTACTGTTCTGAATACCTCTTGTAACAAGAATAAGTACAAGGCTTGGGCTAATCGATTCCGCGACAGTAAGAAGCAGCGTGGTCATGCTACTGTTCACGCTGAGATTGGTGCTATTCTTGGTCTTGACCGCTCTATTACTGAGGGTTCTACTGTTTATGTTGTTCGCGTTGGTCGTGATGGTTGTCTTCGTAATTCTAAGCCCTGCCCTATGTGCGAGGCTGCTATGCAGTTTGTTGGGGTAAAGAAGGTTGTTTACTCTAACGAGAATGGTGGTATTGAATCTATGAGGATTTATAATGAGTAATAAGAAATATGTAGAAACTAAGTATGCCGATAATTATCGTAATCCTTGGGAAGAGCAGAAAGAAGGATTTTGGATCATCTATAAAAGGGATGGCTCTACTTCAATGAGAAAGGTAAATCCAGAAGAAGGAACTCAAGAACTTGAAGCTTTTCATTATGCTATGGCTATTAGTTATGATATTATGGTAAATGAAATTTCAAATACTGTTAATAATGGAAAGCCCTATTCTCTTTCCGACATAGCTATAAATACTATTAATGCTATTGGAAAAATTGTAAACGAAAGGAGGAACAATGTGGGAAACTAAAATAATCAACAAGTATCCAAAAACGTTTGCTTCACTTAAGTATTTTGAGTGTGATAAAGGTTGGTATTCAATTATTGATAGGGTTGCAAACTTCATTGAAGAATACAACAACAAGATTGATAATGTTGAGGACCACGTTGTTGCAACACAAGTTAAGCAAAAGTTTGGTGGTCTTAGATTTTATATTTCATACATTACAAACGCATCCGAACAAAACATACAAGCAATCTATGATGTAATCAATCAAGCTGAAAAAGACTCATTTACTATGTGTGAAGTTTGCGGTAATCCTGCAAAATCTACTCGTTGGTCTACACTTTGCGATGAACACAGACATTAAGCAGGGTGATCTAGTATGGGTCAATAGAAACAGTATTGCTGGTTCCATGCTTGTTATGAAAAAATTAGATCAAGTAAGAGCGTTAAATGCAGACTTCAGCATTTTGGGAGTAGTTATTAGAGCATACCCAGAAATGTATGTTGTTTGGAATGTTGAAGACAATAAAGAACATTATTATTACTATGAGGATGTAAAACTATGCCAAGAATGATGGTTGTTGATGCTAATAATCAGTATCTTCGTGCGTATATTACAAATCCAACTCTTTCACCTAATGGTCAACCTGTTGGTGGTGTAGTTGGATTTCTTAAAATTATGCAAAAGCTATGTAACACTATAAACCCAGATCTTATTTATGTCTGTTGGGATGGTGAAGGTGGTTCTAAGAAACGTAAGCTTATGAACTCAAACTATAAAGAAGGTCGAAATCCTCTTCGTCTTAATCGCGATGTTCGTAATCTTACAGAAAACGAGGAGATTTCTAATAGAATTTGGCAACAAACAAGAGTTGCTGAATATTTCAATCAAATGCCTATCATTCAACTTCTTTATCCAAATGTTGAAGCTGATGATCTTATTTCTTATGTTGTTAGCCACCAACATTATAAGCGTTGGCAAAAAGTAATTGTGTCCTCAGATAAAGATTTTATCCAACTTATTAACGATAAGACTATTCTTTATCGTCCTATCCAAGAAGAACTGCTAAATGTTGCTAAAATTGTTGAGAAGTATGGTGTTCATCCAAATAATTTTGCACTAGCAAGAGCAATTACTGGTGATGATAGCGATAATCTAAAAGGTGTGCGTGGGGTTGGTATGGCTACTGTAGCTAAGCGAATTCCTATGCTTATTGAAGAAAAAAGCTATCTACCAAATGATGTTGTTGAGTTTTCTAAAGATAAAGAAGGAAAAGCTTTTGAAAGTATCGCCTCATCTTTTGATGTGATTAAAGATAACTATCGCATCATGCAGCTTTCTTCTCCACAGATTTCTTTTCAAACAAAACAATCAATTGATGAGCTTATTGAAAACTTTGAACCACAGTTAAATCAACTTGAGTTTAAACGTATGTCTATGCAAGATGGTTTTGGTGTTGTAGATTTTACTTCTTTAATGACTTGTTTTAAGAAAATTGTAGCAAACAATACTACTTAGATGTATGAAGTACAATTTAATTTTAGAGAACTGGAAGAAATTTCTTGTTGAGGAAGAAACATCTTCTTCCACAGAAGAGCAAGGAGCTGAAACAGTTAATCCACAGACACAATCACCAGCAGAACAAAAACAAAACGAAATAGATATTGCTGTTGGTGCTTTAGAAAGTGATATAAAAAATGTTATTGCTAGTGTAAAACTAAAAGGTATGACCGCTAACGATATAAAGCCAAAGTTAATACAACTCATAAATAATCTCCAAGAAGCTAAAAAGAAGAAATCTGGTGATCGTTGCACAAGAATAGCTAAACGTAAATACGATGTTTGGCCTTCTGCTTATGCTTCTGGTGCTGTTGTTAAATGCCGTCAAGGAAAGATTTGGAAAGGCATAAGCGAAAGTGCAACAGACGAAGAAATTGATTATGCTTTGCTTCTTGAAGAAATTGAAGAAACAAATATAATTGAAGAGAAATGGTCTGAAAAATATAAACGTTCTATTAATTGTAAAAATCCAAAAGGCTTCTCACAAAAAGCTCATTGTCAAGGAAGAAACAAAAACGAAGAACTTGAACTTAATGATGAGTTAGTTGAAGAAGCTAAAAAAAAAGATTATAAGCCAAACTTCTCTAAAGAAAAAGAACAAGGTCTTCACGGGTGGTTTGCTAGAAATGACGGTAAAGGTTGGGTAAATTGTAGAACTGGTGGTCCTTGTGGTCGTGATTCTGCCGATAGTGGCGGTAAGTATCCAGCTTGCAGACCAACTAAAGCACAATGTAAATCTGCTGGTAAAGGACCGCTAAGAAAAAAGAAATCTTCCAAAGCAATCTCTTGGACTAAAAAGAAAAAGAAGGACTAATTAAAAACATGAGCGATAAACTTACATCATTTAAAGATTTTCAACTATTAACTGAAAATTTTAAAAATTTTATTGAAACTGAAGAAACTGAATATGACGATGCAGTTTTGGATGATGGAACTCTTGTGTGCGCTGGTTGCCTTGAAGAGCTTCTTGAAAGTGAAAGAACCATTATACAAGAGGCTAAATATCAAGGTAGAACAGTTACATTGAACAAACCAATGAAAGGTGATGTAAAGAAATCAAAAGTTTATGTTAAAGACCCACAAACTGGTAACATAAAGAAAGTTAATTTTGGCGATAAGAAAATGAAGATTAAAAAATCTAATCCAAAAAGACGTAAATCTTTCAGAGCACGCCATAATTGTGAAAATCCAGGCCCCAAAACTAAAGCACGTTATTGGTCTTGCAAAGCTTGGTAGACCGTATTACTCTATAACTTCCAAATAGGTGTCTAATGACCACAGTTGAAAGAAGCGACTTTAGCCGCTTTGGGAAAACTTTTCAAGAAAATCTCGTACAACTTATCCTTATGGATCGTCCTTTCTGTGACCAAATCCGTGAGGTGTTTTCTGTTGAGTTTCTTGAGCTAAAGTATCTCCAAGCGTTTGTACAAATTGTATTCAATTATAAAGATAAATATAAGATCCATCCTACATTCGACATTATGACCACTCTTGTTAGGTCTGGTCTTGAGGATCAAAACGAAACCGTGCAAAAACAGGTTCGTGATTTCTTTGCTCGTATGCAGGATGCAGAGCCAGATGGTGCTCAATTTATCAAGGAAACCTCTCTTGATTTTTGCAAGAAGCAGAAACTAAAAGAAGCAATGTTGAAGTCTGTTAAACTTCTTCAATCTGCTTCTTTTGATGAAATTTCTAAGACAATCAATGAAGCCCTTAAACTTGGAACAACATCTGATTTTGGTTATGATTATCTTGTAGACTTTGAAAAGCGATTCCAAATTAAGGCTCGCAATCCAGTTAGTATGGGTTGGTCTGAGGTTGATGGTATTTGCAAAGGTGGTCTTGGTACTGGTGAACTTGGAGTAGTTATTGCTCCTACTGGTGCTGGTAAATCAATGGTACTCGTACATCTTGGCACAGAAGCACTAAAGCTTGGCAAGACTGTAGTTCATTACACACTTGAGCTTGCTGATTCTGTTGTTGCTTCGCGTTATGATAGTTGCCTTACTGGCATTGAATTGAAAGACTTGTTTACTTATAAAGAGCAAATTTTTCAATCAGTGCAGGATTTGGCTGGTAAGCTTATTGTCAAGGAATATCCAACTAAATCTGCATCTACTAATACTCTTAAACTGCATCTTGAGAAGTTAAAGATTAAGGGTATTAAACCAGATATGATTATCGTAGACTATGGTGATCTTCTTCGTCCTATTTCTAATCAGAAAGAGAAGAGACAGGAACTTGAAACTATTTATGAAGAGTTGCGAGGACTAGCACAAGAGTATACTTGCCCTGTTTGGACGGCATCACAAACAAATCGCTCTGGTCTAAATGCAGAAGTAATTACGATGGAATCAATTTCAGAGGCATTCAATAAGTGCTTTGTTGCTGATTTTATTTTTTCTGTATCAAGAACGGTTGAAGATAAAGCTTCAAACTCTGGTAGAATCTTTGTTGCAAAAAATCGTAATGGTCCAGATGGTCTTGTCTATCCAATCTTCATGGATACAAGTAATGTAAAAATTAAAGTTTTACCCTCGACAGGTGAGACTCCATCGGACATAATGGTAAGAACTTCTAAAGAGCAAGAAGATAATCTGAAGAAGAAATACTCAAAATACAAAAAGAAAAAAACGGAGAACGGCGATGTATAGTAGAGAAGAAGTAAACAAATCAAGTTTAGAATATTTTAAGGGTGATGAACTCGCTGCAAACGTATTTGCAACAAAGTATGCTTTAAAATCAAAAGATGGCAAGTATCTAGAAACAAATCCAGAGCAAATGCATAAACGTATTGCTGCTGAATTTGCTCGTATTGAAGCAAAATTTGGTGGCGATAATGCTCTAAGCTATGAAACAATTTATAATGATATTGTTAATTTTGGTTACATTGTCCCACAAGGTTCGCCAATGTACGGGATTGGTAATAACGAAACAATTGCATCATTATCTAATTGTGTTGTAGTTGCCTCTCCAGAAGATAATGTTTCTTCAATTATGGATTCTGGTAAACACCTTGCAAATTTATTTAAGCGTCGTTGTGGTGTAGGTCTTGATATTTCCAATCTTCGCCCAGAGGGAATGACAGTAAATAATTCAGCAGGAACTACTACAGGTGCTTGGTCGTTTGCCGATTTCTATTCTTATGTATGCCGTATGATTGGTCAGAATGGTCGTCGCGGGGCATTAATGATTTCTCTTGATGTTCGACACCCAGACATTGAGAAATTTACAAGAATGAAGCATGATCTAACAAAGGTTACAGGTGCAAATGTATCAATCAAAATTTCAGATGATTTTATGCAAGCTGTGGAACAAGATCAAAATTTTGTTCTTAGATTTCCTGTTGATTCCAACACTCCTTCTTACTCTAAAACTATTAGAGCCAGAGAACTATGGAAAGAAATCGTTGACTCAGCAACAAGGACGGCAGAACCAGGACTCTTGATGTGGGGAAATATTGAGAAGTATCTACCAGCACAAAGCTATGCCAATGAAGGTTTCAAAACACTAACAACTAATCCTTGTGGTGAAATTCCACTTTCTGCCTATGACTCCTGCCGTTTGATTTCAGTAAATCTTAAATCATTTGTAGTAAATCAATTTGAATCAAATTCATACTTCCACTTTGAAAAGTTTGAAAGTGTTGTAAAACGTGCAATGCGTCTTTCTGACGATCTTGTAGAACTTGAAATTGAAAAACTTACAAAAATAATTACTGCTTCTGACACACAGGATGAAAAAGAACTTTGGACAAACCTACTAAGAGCTTGTGTAGATGGTCGTCGTACAGGTCTTGGAACTCATGGTCTTGCAGATGCTCTTGCTTGTCTTGGAATGCCATACGATTCGGCAGATGCACTCGTCACGATTGATAAAATATACAATACGCTTAAAGAAGCTGCTTATACAGAGTCAGTTTGGCTCGCAAGAGAACGTGGTCCGTTTGTTGTGTTTGATTGGGAACTTGAAAAAGATAATGCTTTTATTAAGTCTCTTTCATCACCACTTCAAAATGCAATTAAGACATTTGGACGCAGAAACATCAGCATCCTAACAAATGCTCCAACTGGTTCTGTTTCAATTATGTCACAAACTTCATCTGGTCTTGAGCCAGTATTCCGCAACTTCTACATTCGCCGTCGTAAACTTTCTCATAACGAGCAAGACCAAGCAGCAGCCTTTATAGACGTTATGGGAGATAAATGGACAGAATACAAAGTTTATCATCACAATGTCCAAGAATATCTAAAGAAGTTTGAAACAGATGAAATACCAGCGTTCTTTACTGAATCGGACAAAATTGATTGGAAACGTCGTGTAGAGATTCAAGGTGTAATTCAAAAACACATTGACCATTCTATTTCATCAACAATCAATCTTCCAAAAGGTACAGAACCAGAAGTAGTTTCAGAACTTTACCGTCTTGGTTGGAAACTTGGACTTAAAGGTATTACTGTTTATGTTGATGGTTCCCGTGATGGTGTTCTTATCACAGAAACTAAGAAAGAAACCTTCCCACAACATAATGCTCCAAAACGTCCAACTACTCTTGAAGCTGATATTCACAACGTTACAATTAAAGGTGAGAAATGGACCATTCTTGTTGGTCTAATGGATGGTAAACCTTATGAGATTCTTGGTGGAGCCAATAAACTTGTTGATCTTCCAAAGAATGCTAAGAAAGGACAACTACTAAAAACAACAACAAACAAGACACAATCACGTTATGACTTGATTGTTGATGATTTAACCATTCGTGATGTTGTTAAAGTTTTTGATAATGCAAATCAATCTGCTTTTACAAGACTTCTTTCTCTTTCATTGCGTCATGGTGCGCCAATTAACTACGTTGTTGAACAAATGCAGAAGGAACAAGATTCAGATATGTTCTCATTTGCACGTTCAATTGCTAGAGTCCTAAAACAATACGTTCCAGACGGTACCAAAGCAACAGGACAGAAAACTTGTGGTGATTGTGGTTCAACTAATTTAATTTACCAAGATGGATGCGTTACTTGCTCTGACTGTGGTAATTCAAAATGTGGCTAAAATAGCTTGACATAAACCTCCTAATTGATTATTTTATTAATAATTGATTAGGAGGTTTTTTATGTCTATTAAATGCAATCATTTAGTCCCAAGGCATGATCAAGATAAAAAATGTTTTCCATATTCTATAGATAGTAAGACTCATTTTTGGTTGCCTACTGGAAATGTAGAAACAAAATTTAACAACTCTATTCAAGTTGATTTTTATTGTAAATACTGTAATTCAAGAACAACAAATTTTTTTACTAAAGAAGAATACGAATTAAATAAAAAGGTTTTAGGTGTATAATGTATTATTTGTCTCCAAGAAATAAGTACTTGCTTGTTGAGAGTACCGATGTTAAAGTTGTAGAACAACCAGAAAGGGCTTTTCTCCTTCCAGAAGATTACAAACAAAAGGACAAGCCACATAAGGTCGTTCGTGTTATAGAAGATTCGACAGAGCAGTATGAACCAGAAAGTTTAATTCTTGTTCCTACTCATATGTTAGAAGAAATTGAATTAGATGGTGAAAAGCATTATTTAATTCAAGAGAACTATGTATTAGCAACCGTAACCAAGGAGGGTTAATGTCAGACGCACTAAGCCGTGAAGAGCATATTGCAAATTACGTTCGTAATCTTGCAACTATTGAAGATGCCATTCAACCATTTAAAGATCAAATGAAGGATCTTCGTAAAGAGTATGTTGATAATGCTTGGCTTACCAAAGAGGATATTAAAATGGCTGTAAAAGCTTATCGTCTTTCAAAGGCTAAAGTTAATATTGATGAGCTTGTAGAAAGCCACAATACCCTTGTAAGTAAATTTGTAATCAGTAGCGAGGAATAATATGGAACCAGAGATTTTAGAAGAAAATGCACCACCATTAGTAAACGAAGATGAGGCACCAGCAGTTGAAGCACTAGTTATAACAGAACAAACCACAACTGCTTCAACTTATGAACAAATAAATGGTGTAAGACAGTATCCAAGTCTTTATGATTCTTATGGTTCAACCATGATTGCAATTGTATTTGCAGTTGCAATTGTTACTGCTGTTATTGGTATTGTTCAGTATATTTATCGTAAAGCAGCATCAGACCATTCTGCATTGACACAATTTGTTACTACAATGTTTGCATTAATTGCTGGTATTTTCGTAGCAGATAAGATTGTTGCTGGTCCATCAACGCAACTACTTCACGGTCAAGAGTCTCTTAAAATACTTGAGTTTATTCAACAAACTTGTTTAATGGTATTTGCTTATTACTTTGGTACTAAAGCACAACCACCAAAAGATGGACCACTTCACAAAGAGGAATAAATGAAATCTATTGAGCTTTATGGTGATGGTATAGGTAAAGTAGAACTTATTGATTACATGGGTTCTGATTTAACTGTTGTAAATTCTGCAAGAGTATCATTTGGTAAGCATAAAGAAGAGTTAGACGATAAAGATGAAAAGCTTATTGATTATCTTATTCGTCATAAGCATACTTCTGTTTTGGAACACAACCTAATTACTTTTAGATTTAAAGTTCCTTTGTTTGTTCGTTCACAACACCATAGGCATCGTACTTGGTCTTATAACGAAATAAGCAGAAGGTATACAGATTTTAATATTGAGTTTTATGAGCCAAAGGAATACAGACTACAACATGCTTCAAATCGTCAAGCTTCAACTAATGAGACATTTAACCCAAAATTCTACAATGATGGGTTTGGCATCGAACACTCAGCAACTTCAATTGTTGCTGGACACTTCAAGCACAGTCTTACTCTTTTCAATAAGTTAATCGAGAATGGCGTGTGTAGAGAACAAGCAAGAATGGTTTTGCCACAAGCCATGTATACTGAGTATTATGGTACTGTAAACCTTTCAAATCTACTTAAATTTATTGATCTAAGAAGTCATGAAGGTGCCCAATGGGAAATTCAAAAAGTTGCAGAAGCTTGTCTAGAAATTGCAAGTGATCTTTATCCAAAGACAGTTGCAGCTTATAGAAAGATCCTAGATGAAAGGCATAGTTCATAAATACGACAAGATAATAATAGGGGCTACAGTTGAGTCCCTATTATATGCTTTGTTTACAAGAACACCAGTATTTTATGTTGTTCCTAAAATACCAACACAATTTGATACAGTCACAATTGGCACAAATTATAAAATACTTAAAATTTATCCAGAATTACAAGAAATTGTATCAAACAAAGATAAAAAACTAATCAGACCTCAAAAAGAAACAATTTGGGGTAGATTAGTTTTTTTGTTATCAATGATAGGGCTTATGCCAGCATCTAATTTACAAGCAATAAGAATTGAAGATAATGTTGTTAAATTAACTACAGAAAATTCAAGATTAATTACCTTACAAACTGATAAGATTCTATTGTTTGATGATGATGGTATTGAAGGTCTTGATATTCCTACTGTAGAAAATACTCGTTATATTGTAAAAGATTACATAAAATTTAATAATTTAAAATTTATGGATAAAGAATACGATGTAATTTATACAGATTATGATGTAGTAAATGAGATTTGGTTTTTAAAATCAAAAGATAAAAGAAGAAAGTTTGACGGTTGTTTAATTTCTTATTGTGAAAGTTTGCAAGATCTTCAAGATAATTTAACTGATTACAACATTAAATTTATTTTAAAAGAACAGTTTAGCAAATACAATCTAAAAGGCAAAGAAAACGGGTACACTTCTACAGGTAAGAAAAAGCATAGACCAGTTGCATACGAGTTTTCTGATAGAATCATACAAAAAGAAAAATGTAATGTTTACGAAAATACAAAGTATGTTACATTTATGAATTATTCTGTTCAAGAAATTATGATTATGTTTGATAAAATACCATACAGAGAGTACATGCTATGCGAGAAATTATTGAAGATCAGTACACAACGCCGAAAATCGCACACCTTGCAGGGATCGTACCGATTGCGGGTAAAGCCTTAGATTTTCAAATGCCTTGGCCCGATGCTATGATGCCAATTGCGCCAAACTATATAGCAGCAGAGAGAGCAATACTTGAGTGTGCTTGGGCTGGTTGTGAAACTATTTGGGTTGTTTGTAATCAAGATATAGCAAGAGTTATAAAGAGTAAAATTGGTGAGTTTGTGTACGACCCAGTTAGAAGTTATTTTAAACATAAAATGCCAGATGGTCACATAAAAACTATGTTTAAAAAAATACCAATCTATTATGTTCCTGTATTCACAAAGAATAGAGCAAAATTAAGTCTTGCTTATTCAGTTATACAAGGTGCTTATAATGCTTACCACGCAAGTTGGGTATTGTCTAAATGGATGCTTCCAGCGATGTATTATGTAGCTTTTCCATATGGTGTATATTCACCTAAACTTGTTTCAAAAAATAGAGAAAGATTATCAACTTATGTAAACTATCTTATAACAAACAGAGAAGGCAAATCAGTACTAGATGGGGAGTATCTAGGTTTTACATTTTCAAGGCAGCAATACAAAGAATTTAGAAACGTAATAACTAAGAAAAAAGTTAATAAAGATTGGATTGATTATGAACTTGACGATGTTTTTAATCGAGTTATTGTAAGTGAATACGAACCAATAAAAGTTAATAATTATCATAACATTTCAAATTGGAATGGTTACTGTAATTTTTTGGCATCTGACCAAACTAAATATTATACTACTAATACTATAAATAAATACTTTGTTGATAAACCATTTACGTTGTATGGTAGGATAGACGAACCAGAGGAGGAAGAGCAAGATGGGGATGTTTGATACTATTGAAGTTATTGAAGACATTAAAGATGGTCCAGATGCTGGTGAGTACCAAACTAAAGATCTTGGTTCTTACTTAGATAATTATTTTATAAAAGATAATAGACTTTGGTTGATTAAACGTAGAATTGAAGTTGTGCCAGAGGCTGAAAGAAAACATCCTGTACTTGGTATGTTTCGTTCTGTTGAAGAGGAAACAGTGGACATTAATTTTCATGGATGGTTTGAAATGTACGGTCCTTACACAACTTGGAAACTTAAATTTACAGATGGAGAACTTATGAAAAGTATTTTTGTAGCACATGATCCCGATACAACGCCAATTACTGGTACTGTAGGCGAAGATTGTCAAGATGATACTGAAGAAGTAGTTGCACATTGGAAGGGTGATGGTTATGTTCCAGAACCAGACTATGACGACTACGAGGGGTAAATGAATAAGGAAATTAAGTTTGTTGGACTTCACGCACATTCTGTAGCAGGTTCAATCTTTGATGGTATGGGTTATCCACCAGACCACATGGATTTTGCTTATTCTAACGGAATGGATGCCCTTGCTTTGACTGACCACGGAAACATGAATGGTCTTTCGTGGCAAGTTCTGCACGCAAAAAAGATGAAGAAAGAGGGTAAGGACTTCAAACCTATTTTCGGTGTTGAGGCTTATTTTCTTCCTTCTCTTAACGATTGGCGTGCAGAGTATGAAAAGCACAAGGAAGATAAAAAGAATAAAACGGAAGATGAATCCGTAACAGGTGCAATTGTTGAGGATGAAGGTGCGTCTAAGAAAGAAATTAAATCTCTTCTTAATCGTCGTCGTCACCTTGTTCTTCTTGCTATGAATCAGCAGGGTCTAAATAATATTTTCAAGCTTGTTTCTGAAAGTTACAAGACTGAGAATTATTACCGATACCCACGAATGGATTATGAAATGCTGCAAAAGTACAATGAGGGTGTAATTGCGCTTTCTGCTTGTCTTGGCGGTGTTTACGCTGGTTGTTATTGGGAGAATAAGGATAAGGGTGAGGAAGCAATCCTTACTGCTTTCCGCGATGCTACAAAGCGTATGACGAGCATTTTTGGAGATCGTTGGTATGGCGAACTTCAATGGAACAATGTGCCAGAGCAGCACATTCTAAATAAATACATCATCAAGATGCACGAAGAATTTGGTATTCAACTTGTAACTACTTGTGATAGTCATTATCCAAATCCAGATGCTTGGAAGGACCGTGAGCTTTACAAGCGTCTTGGTTGGCTAGGTAAGGGCAAGCCAGAGTGGGCAGAAGGTAATTCTGAACTTCCTGCTGGTGTTGATGAAATTGGATACGAACTTTATCCAAAGAATGGTCAACAAGTATTTGAGTCTTTTCAAAAATATTCAAAAGAATGTGGCGTTCACTATCAGCAGAGTCTAGTTCTTGATAGTATTACAAATAGCTACAAGATTGCACACGAACGTATTGAAAGCTTTATGCCAGATAATACCGTTCGACTTCCTAACTTTGTAGTACCTGCTGGCTATACTGCTGGCGAGGCTCTACGACATTATTCTATGGAAGGTATGCGTAGTCTTGGTCTGCTTGATAAGCCAAATTACATTAAGCAACTTGACCAAGAACTTGATGTTATTGAAGATAGAGGATTTAGCAAGTACTTCCTCACAATGAAGGCGATTTCAGATAAAGCACAAGCAATGCAACTAGTTGGACCAGGACGTGGTTCTGCTGCTGGTTCACTTGTCTCTTATGTACTTGGAATCACTCAAGTAGACCCAATCAAACATGAACTCCTGTTTGAACGTTTTATGACAAAGAATCAAGATGGGTTCCCAGACATTGACTATGACGTTTCTGACCCAATGGTTCTTAAAGACGTTTTAATCAAAGAGTGGGGAGACACAACTGTAGTTCCAATTTCTAACTGGAATACTCTACAACTTAAGTCTCTTGTTAAAGACATTAGCAAGTTTTACAACATTGAATTTAAAGAAGTAAATGAAGTCACTTCTAAAATGATGCTTGAGGCTACACCACTTGCCAAACAAAAGCATGGAATCAAATCTGGTGTTTATACGCCAACATTTGAGGAGGTAAAAGAGTATTCTGCAACACTACAGGGATTCCTCAAAAAATATCCACACATTGCAAACCACATTAATGCTCTTTATGGGCAAGTTCGCTCTTGTTCCCGTCATGCTGGTGGTGTTGTAGTTGGTGAAAATCTTGATCAATACATGCCTCTCATTAATTCTGATGGTGTACGTCAAACTCCTTGGTCAGAGGGTCAAAACGTTCGCCACCTTGAACCAATGGGATTTATCAAATTTGATATTCTTGGTATTGCTTCTTTGCGAATGATTGAAGGTGCAATTCGACACATTCTTAAGCGTACAAAGGCAATTAAAAACCCAACATTTGAAGATGTTAAGGCTTTCTATAATGAAAACCTACATCCAGATAAAATGAACATGAACGATAAGAAAGTTTACAAGAATGTCTTTCATAAAGGTAATTTTGCTGGCGTCTTTCAATTTACAGAAGCTCCAGTTCAAGAGTTCTGCAAGAAAGTAAAACCAAACAACATTATCGATGTATCAGCAATTACTTCTATTTACCGTCCTGGCCCTCTTGGAGCAGATGTAGATAAACTTTACATTGCAGCAGTAGAAGACCCAGAAAGCATTAAGTATATTCATCCAATAATTAAAGAAGTCACGAAGCAAACTCATGGCTTTTTGATCTTTCAAGAACAAATTGCTATTCTTGCTCACAAACTTGGTAAAGATGTTGACCTAGATGAAGGAAATAAACTTCGTAAACTTCTTACCAAGAAAGGAACAGGTAAAGGATTTGAGGAAAAAGACAAGATTCATCACAAATTTATCGAAGGTTGTGTGGAAAAGGGTATTGATAAGAAAGAAGCGCAGAAACTTTGGGAAACATTTGAGTATTTTTCGGGTTACGGCTTCAATAAGTCTCATGCCGTTTGCTATTCGATTCTTTCATATCAATGTGCTTGGCTTTTGACTTACTACAAAGCAGAATGGATGGCAGCATTTTTGGATAAAGAGGATGCAAAGAATAAAGAGTATGCAATTAATCTTGCAAAATCTATGGGTTTCAAAATTGAACCTCTAAACATCAATACTTCTGGTATGGTTTGGGAGATTTCAGAAGATGGAGAAACACTAATTCAGCCACTTTCTTCGATTAAAGGTCTTGGAGAAGTAGCAATTCAACAAATCTTCAATAATCGACCATTCAAGACAGTTGAGGACTTTATTTTCAATGAGAACATTGTTTACAGCAAACTCAATAAAAAAGCTCTTGATGTTCTGATTCGTTCTGGTGCTTGTAGTACTTTGATAGACGAAAGATTTACAGGTGCCAAACATTTCTGGTCAGCAGTGGCAGTTGATAGACCTCGTAAACTCAAAAATCTTATCGAGAACATTGAAACCTATAAACCAGAAGGTGAATTCTCAAATGAAGAGAAAATTGAGTATCTTACAGAACTAACTGGCGTTTATCCAATGAACCTTGTTGTATCTCCAGAGATTATGATTAGACTTCAAGAGAAGATGATCCCACCAATTTCTGAGTACGATGAAGAATTGGGGCTTGCTTGGTTTGTTGTACGAGATATTGAAAAGAAGAAAACAGCAACTGGTAAAGATTATTGGGTTCTTAATACAATTGACAGTACAAATACCGAAGTTAAAATTAAATGCTGGGGCATAAAAGAGAAAGACATTGTGTTCACTAATCGTCCTTACATGGTTAAACCAAATTATGATGATTGGGGTTTTAGTGTCAATAATGTAGCCAAACAACTTAGATTGCTGGCATAATTAATGGTTCCTTACTATTTAATTGGTAAGGAACCATTTTTTATGAAAAGAATAACAGAATCGCAAATAAGACAAATTATTAGAGAAGAGATCTTAAATGAAATTAGGGCCTATGAAAAAGGTCCATATGGTGTAGGCGTAAAAAGAACACCACAAGAATTAAGAGCAGATTTTGCTCCTCAATTCAGTTATGATCCAACTGCTCCAGTTGTGGACCCTAAATTTAGATCTAAACCAGAAAACGCTCTTAAAAAATTTCCAGCTAAACAATTTTTTGATATGTTAAAAGATTTAAGAGATGATCAATTGTTAAATCAATATGGCAGAAAAGTTGCAATTTTAAAGATTAATTATGATACAATGCCAAGACAATTCAGATCAAAGTATGATGAGGATACTGTTAAAGCTTATGTTATAGATCAAAATGGTAAAATGTTTTTAAAAATTCCAAACCCATCTGAAACAGAACAGTTTGAATACGTTGAACTACCACAAAACTTATTTGATAAAATTATGTCAGCTTGACACCTTAACCCTCCTTAGATAGTATGTCTCTGGAGGGTTTCTCTTGTCTATCAATCTTGGCTATGCGTGCATCAATCTAGGATTTTCTGAGCGTCCAGCAAAGTCCCGAATCACTACAAATCGTACAATGATTCGTAAGACATTCGACGCAAAGGGAATCAGCTATGCTGGAGAACTTATCGAGCAGAATCTCAATGACCTGTATACAATCCTACAATGGAATACAGCAAACGGAATTGGGTTCTATCGTATGTCCTCCGATATGTTTCCTTGGGCATCCGAATACGGTGTCGCTAATCTCCCGAACATTGAGCGTGTTGCAGATTTGCTTCGTAAGTGTGGGGAATATGCTACTGCTAACAACCAGCGACTTTCTTTCCATCCTGGCCCATTCAACAAGCTCACATCTTCTAATCCTTCTGTAACCAAAAATACTATCAAGGATTTGACGGTTCATGCAGACATTATGGATTTGATGGGTCTTTCTCGCACTCACTACAACAAAATCAACATTCACGTTGGAGCAACTTACAAGAACAAGCCTATGGCAGTAGAACAGTTTCTTCGTAATTTTGAGCTTCTTGAAGATAAGATTAGAAGTCGTTTTACTCTTGAGAACGATGATAAGGAATCTCTGTATACTACTGAGGAACTTTACAATCTTGTCTACAAACATACCAATATTCCTATTGTTTTTGACTACCATCATCACAAGCTGAATAACGGCGGTATGCCAGAAAAGGATGCACTTGAAATTGCAATCTCTACTTGGCAAAACATCAAGCCTGTGGTACATTACTCTGAATCTCGTAGTGAGGAGCAAGGTATAAAGTGTCCTGCTCAAGCGCACTCTGATTATGTTTACAAGCGTATTGACACTTATGGTCACGATGTAGACATTATGATTGAAGCAAAAATGAAAGAGCTGGCACTTTTCAAGTATCGCGAACTTCATTCTATTTAGTGATTGGGAGAAAATAAAATGATTACACTTTTAATGTTGGCTTGTACCGAATACGAGGTAAATAAAAAGCCAGATCCATATGATCCTTTGATTGAAACTGGTTTTATTCCACCATATGAAGATACGGCAGACTCTTCTGAGCCTGTTGATACTTATGTTGAGGATACTTCACCACCACTAGGACAGCCAATTGCACTATGTTCTGTAGACCCAGAAAACATTGATGCTATTTACGGTTCAGCAGATTGGATTGGTAATACTTCATACGATACTGCTGGATACGCAATTACTGACTATAATTGGACTTTAGTTTCTGCTCCAGACGGTAACGCAGTAGATATGCCAACAGGAGGAGCTAATAGAAGAAACTTTATGCCTCAATTAGCTGGTGAGTATGTAGGACAATTAATTGTTACAAATGAGGTAGGACAAGTTTCAGAACCTTGTTATGTTACTCTCAACTCACTTGCTGGTGATGGTCTTTGGGTTGAAATGTTCTGGACTAATTCTGGTGACGATATGGACTTGCATCTTGTAGCTCCATATGGTACAATTGCTGATTATTATTCAGATTGTTATTATGCTAATTGTACAAGCGGTTTAGAATGGGGTTCTTCTGGACCATCTGATAATCCAATACTTGATCTTGACGATATTCCAGGTACAGGACCAGAAAACATAAATATTGATTCTCCATACGCAGGAATTTATACTGTGTACGTTCACGATTACCCAGGTTCTGTTTATAATGGCAGAAATGATGTGACGGTCAACATTTATGTAGGTGGTGTTTTGGAATGGACTGATACTTCTAACATTAATAATGAAGGATGGTATGAGCCAATTTGTGAAATTAATTGGAGAGGGTCAGCAACTACTGTAACGGGAATCTAATGAAACTTACTTTTATCTCTGATACACACAACAAACATAACCAAGTTACTATTGAAGAAACTGATATTTTGGTTCATACTGGTGATGCTACTTCTAGAGGTAAACTACCAGAGGTAAAAGCATTTCTTCATTGGTTCAGTAAGCAACCAGCAGAACACAAAATTTTAATTGCTGGTAATCATGATTGGTTATTTGCAAAAGACCCAAACATGGCTAAACTTCTTCTTGAAGAGTACCCAAACATTACCTACCTTCAAGACCAAACTGTTGTAATTAATAACCTAAGAATCTATGGTTCTCCTTGGCAACCACGTTTTTGTGATTGGGCTTTTAATGCAGATAATTCACATCTTTATGAATTGTGGGAGAAAATACCAGGAAATACTGATATTCTTTTAACTCATGGTCCACCACACAAACTTCTTGATCTTACTTATGATAATAGAAATGTTGGTTGTGAAATCTTGAAGATGAATATTTTGAAACGTGTTAAACCTATGATTCACGCTTTTGGGCATATTCATGAAGCAAGACTAAAGCTAAAGTTTGGTGATACTACGTTTATTAACTCTTGTTGTCTTGATGAAGATTATAAATATAAAAATGAACCTATAGTTATAGAAATTTAATAAAGAGGTAAAAAATGAGTCTTAATCTTAAAGTTGTTAAAATGAGTGGATTTGTAAATCTTACTCAACGTGCAGAAGGAAATGCAGGATTTGATCTTTATGCTACGGAAGAAGGCATTTTAGCTCCAGGTGAAAGAGTAGCAGTGCCAGTTGGCATTTCTACGTCTTTTAATCCAGAGTATTATATGCGTGTCGCTCCTCGTTCTGGTCTTGCTGCTAAGAATGGTATCAATGTTCTTGCTGGAGTTATTGATTCAAGTTACAGAGGAGAATGGAAAGTGATTCTTCACAACACATCAAATCTCCATTACGATTGGGAAATTGGTGACAGAATTGCACAAGCAATTCCAGAGAAGATTTCTACTGACCAATTTGAGTTTGTGGAGTCATTAAGTGAGACTGATAGAGGAAATGGTGGTTTCGGTTCGTCGGGACGCTGAACCACAAGAAGGAGACATTGTAAGATATCACGTTGATAATATGGATTTCGACGGCATGTATATTACAAGTTTTTTTGATGATAGGGGTTTTGATACTAAAGAGTCTGTAGAATTTCACGAAGTTTTTGTGTTTGAAACAGGCCAACTAGAAAGATTCTTTGCTTTTGAATTACGTGGAGTTTTAGAATTATGAGAATAGAAAATGTTGACGTTGTTTATGGTGCCTCTTGGGGTGATGAAGGCAAAGGAAAAATTACACATTTCTTAGCATCAAAACCAAACTATTATAATTTTGTTTGCAGATGGAACGGTGGAAGCAATGCGGGTCATACCATTTTTCATAATGGTAAAAAGTTTGCTACCCACATTGTTCCATCTGGAATTTTTTATGGTATCAAGTCTGTTATTGGACCTAATTGTGTAGTAAATATTGATTCCTTCTACAAAGAAGTTAATGAACTTGCTCTTGGTGGTCTTAATACCTCGCTTATTAAGATTCATCCATTAGCACACATTGTTACTAACGAGCATATTGAAGAAGATAAAGCTAAGCTAGGGCATCTTGGAACAACTTCGCAAGGTATAGCACCAGCATATCGAGACAAAGCCGCCAGAAAGGGTCTACTTGCCAAAGATAGCACAATAGATAAATCTTACATTTTAAATGAACAGCTATATGGTAACATTCTTTGTGAAGGCGCACAGGGATACCACCTTGATATTAATTATGGCAATTATCCATTTATTACATCAAGTGAATGTTTACCATATGGTGCTTGTTCATTAGGATTTCCACCACAAAAAATTAAGAATATTTTTGCTTGTGCTAAAATATATGATACTCGCTCTGGTACAGACCCTCTATTCCCAGAAACTTTACTTGAAGATCCTGTTCTTTTAAGTATTGCTGATGCTGGAAAAGAATACGGTACAACAACAGGACGTAGAAGAAAAGTAAATTGGCTTAACTTAGATAAGCTAATTGAAGCACTTAAAATTGGTGGTGCTACACATTTGGTAATAAACAAGTGTGACATTATCAAACAAATTGGAATTTATAAAACTTTCCATGAAGGTAAACTAATTGAGTTCAAAACATTTGATGAATTACAAGACTTTATTGATTTTGTTTGTTATAATAGTTCTGATTTGCTAGAGTACATTTACTATAGTAGCAATCCAGAAACTATCGAAGGGTTTAACGCATGAGTTCTGCACGCAAAATTAGAAAGCAAAATAAATTAATACAAGAAAAAACACTATTATTTGATGCCCTACCACAAAAATGTACTGGTTGTAATGTGTCTTATGATAAAAATAATAGAGAGCAAGCTTTTTCTTGGTCAGTAATGGTGTTTAATGAAAGTAAGCAAGTCAAACTCTTTTGTCCTACTTGCTATAAAGATGTACAAGCATGGGCAGAGGATACAGTCAAGGAGGCTGACAATGAGTAACTATGATTATTTTCCAAGGGCAGAAATGTATAAAGCAGCAATTACTAAAGCTTCAAGAGAAATGATAGATCACCCAGATCATTATAATTTTGGTGAAATTGAAGCTATTGATGTTATTGAAGATCAAGGTTTAGGTGAAGCATTTTGTGCTGCTAATGTAATAAAATATATTATGAGATATAAGCATAAAGGTACTTCATTAGAAGATCTTAAAAAAGTAAAATGGTATACAGAGAGGCTAATTAGTTATTATGAAAATAATAATAAAAAATAATTCAATCGTTAAAGAACTTGGATTTGATGATTTTGAAGAAATAACAAAATCTGACAAACCATACGTACTTAAATTTACAAGTACGACTTGCCATCTATGTAAAGCTCTAAAGCCAATATTTGAAGAAATTGCTGAAAAATATAAAAATGAATTTAAATTTGCAAATATTAATTCTTCTACTCAAAGAAAGCTCTTTAGTATGTTTGGTATTGATGGAGTGCCAGAAATTTTTATAGTAGACAATGATAGTGTGATAAATATACCCTACAGAAAATCCAGATAAAAAATCTGGTTATTCAAAAGATTATATAATTCAAAATTTGGAAAATTATTATGAAAATAGAAAGACTTGTTGAAATAAATAATACAATTGAATTTTTACATATGGCATGGAAGAAAAATCCAGAACTTCGTTTGATGCAACTTCTTGGTAACGGTTTTCCTGCTAGTGATAACTATTACGTTGACGACAAAAGAGTATTAGATTATCTTGTAAAGGTTGTAAACGAAGTGGAGGATTAATGTTCCGTGAAGCCTTAACATATGATGATGTACTTTTAGTTCCACAACATAGTGATATTGAAAGTAGAAAAGAGGTTAATATTGGTAATTGGTTAGATGAAAGTAGAGGTTTGTGGTTTAATCTTCCAATTATTGCTTCTCCAATGGATACTGTGTGTGGAGCAGAAATGGCTATAGAGATTGGTAAAATGGGTGGTCTTGGTATCGTTCATAGATACAATACTATAGAAAAACAATGTCAATTAGCAGATCAAATTGTAGAACAAATAGGTTCCGAAAAGTTTGGATGTGCTATTGGCGTTACAGGTGATTATCTTGAAAGGGCTACAGCACTAGTACAGTCAAATGTTAAAATTTTATGTCTAGATGTTGCTCATGGTGATCATGTTTTAGTAAAAAAAGCCCTAATTAGTTTGAGAGAAAAATTAGGAAATGGACCTCACCTTATGGCGGGAAATGTTGCTACTCTTGAAGGAGCTACTTATCTTGCTATTTGGGGTGCTGATTCAGTTCGTGTTGGTATTGGTGGGGGTAGCATCTGCTCTACTCGTATTCAAACTGGTCACGGAATTCCTTCTTTGGATTCTGTTATGAATTGTTCTAAGGTAAATCATAATGTTTCGATTATTGCTGATGGTGGTATTAGAAATTCTGGTGATATTGTTAAAGCTCTTGCTGTGGGGGCTGATTTTGTCATGCTGGGTTCAATTCTCGCTGGAAGCAGTGCAACGCCAGGTGAAACATATGTTAATCCAAGGACAGGAGAAGCTTCTAAAACTTATCGTGGAATGGCATCAAAAGAAGCACAGATGGATTGGAGAGGCAAAACATCTTCTCTTGAAGGAATCTCCACAACTGTTCCATACAAAGGAAATACAAAAGACATTATCGAACAATTGGAGACAGGCATTCGTTCTGGGTTTTCTTACTCTGGAGCTAGAACTATTACACAACTATGGAGTAAAGCCCAATTCATTAGACAAACTTCAGCAGCAGCAAGAGAATCCGATACACATATTCTACACAGAAAATAATGAGTGAAATTTCAAAAGTTTCATTTAAACTGCCTACAGTAAAGTGTGCGGAACTCGCAGTAAAAATGAAAAATGATAATGTAAGAAAACAACAATTTTTAGAAACTGTTGTGAGTGCTTATCTCTCAGATGATAAAGAATTTTTAGAGTGGTGGCATAAAAGCTTAAAAACCATTAAAATTCCTAAAACTAGATTAAATGCAAAAATACAACTAATTAATGAAGGCAAAGAACTTGAAAAAGACTTTGCTCTTAATGAGGATGAAATAGAAAATATTTTTGATATTTTAGAAAATTTTGAGGACTAAAAAGTATTTTTAAAAAAAACACACTATTTATTCGTGTAGGAGCAATACAAATGAGCAAAAAACCTTTATTATCTGAGAGTCAAGTAGCAAAGTGGATGAAACTTGCTAACATTGACCAAAATGCAACACAGAATTTCCTTTCAGAAAATAAAAAAAATAGTAAAAAATTAGTTAAAGAAAATATGTCATATGCCCGTGAAGATGAAATGGGTGGTGGTGAAGAGTTAGATCTTGGTGATGCTGGTGAAATGGGCGATGGTTCAATGGGTGCTGACCTTTCAGTTGAAGAACCAATGGAAGATGTTGGCGAAGATATGGGAGCAGATGAAGGCGAAGTTGAATTTGATTCAGTTGAAGATTTAAAAACAGTTATTAAAGATGCAGTAATGGACGCCCTCAGTGAGCTTGGTCTTGCTGATGAGATGGGCGGTGAAGAAGAGGAAGAAACCGAACTCCCAGATTTGGAAGATGAAGGTGATGAAGAAAGCGAAGGCGAAGGCGATGAGGGAGGTGATGAACCCGCTGGACCCGCTTTACAAGAGGACATAGAAGTCCTTACAGATGATGAAGTAATCAATGAAGTCCTCAAACGTGTTATTCGTAGATTAGTCTGATAATTAAAACAATATAATAAAGGTTGCTCTTTTGGCTACGCAGGGTTATAATGATCCTGCGTAGTTTTTTATTTGGAGAAGCATGACTTATTTATCATGGGCTTTATTTTTCTTGGCTGGTATTTTATTTTCTAAAATAGCATCTGGTTTTGTTGATCTTGGTCTTATTCTAGTATTTGCAAGAAAAATCTCAGATAGGATACTTGTGTCCTTGCTTATGCTGACAGAGGAGTTAGTATACTTAAGAGAGTTAAGGATACAGGTTCTTAAAGAAAAAGGCTGCACAGATGAACAAATTGAATTCCAATTATCTTTATTTGATAAATGGTTTACACATTGGAAAGAAGCGGTTATAATTAATTTCATTGCTGCCTACCCAGAACCTTACAAGAAAGACTTGCAATTTCACGATTGGGTTTCTATGACAAAATATGTTGAGAAAATTATAAAAGAAAAAAGAATTTAACAAAGAGGTATAAATGCTATTCAATAAATCTCGTAAGAAAGTAAACGACGAACACGATCACGATGATGAGACAGAAGAAGTAGCAGAAGCTGGTTCTACTAAAACACCTATGCCAATGACGCTATTTATGCCTCCCGCTGGTGGAGACAAACCAGATTCAAGAACTATTGGTCTGTTTGGTGAAGTTGAAGAGGCTAAGATTTCTCAGATTGTTGGAGTAATGCTTGAACTTGCTGAAAATTGCGAAGTAGATTATCCAGTAAATCCAGATGATCCAAATTCAGAGATTGAAACAGAAAACGAACCAATTGAGTTTATTTTAAATACTCCAGGTGGTTCTGCTGATGATATGTTTGCTCTTTATGATATTATGCGTGTTATTAAGAACAAATGTGATATTGTAACATTTGGTGTTGGTAAGGTAATGTCTGCTGGTGTTCTTCTACTTGCGGCAGGAACTAAAGGACAGCGTAGAATTGGAAAGAATTGTCGAGTAATGATTCATTCAGTAATTGGTGGTAATGCTGGTCCTCTTCATAACCTTGAAAACGAAATGGATGAGATTAGATACGTTCAAAATGCTTATCTAAAAGCACTTGCAGCAGAAACCAATATGTCATTCCGCCAACTCAAGAAAATGATTGATAAGAAAGTAAATGTTTATCTTTCAGCAGAAGAAGCAGTAAAGCTTGGAATTGCTGACATTATTGTTTAATAAGACTATTTAATAACATGAACAATAATGAATTAGACAATCTAGTAGAAAGCTTTTTAACTCCAAAGAAATCAAAAACTATGGAGCTTAAAGAGCTTTTTGCTCTATTTGATGAATTAAAACTTACTGAAGTACAATTGCAGCCTGTTTATCCTTCTGGTAAACAAAAAGGATACGAAAGAGAAGAATCAAGTATTGAATTATTTTATCAGATATACAATGATGTTTTAGCTACTAAAGTATCTTCTGGTACAGATCCAATAGATAAGATTACAAACTTTGTAAATTTTGTAAATGAATTAAAGAAAGAAGAACCATCAGAACAGCCAACAAACTTATCTTATGCTTTAGCAACTATATTATTTACTACTTCATTACACAAGATGATAGAAGATTTCCTGCCAGATACTCCTTCTTCTGCTGGTTTTTTCTTTGAAAAGTTTATTAATTTATTGTTTAAAACTGGAACTGTATCAACTGAAAATTCTATTAATCCATTTCCTATTCAAGATATAGAAGTAGAAATGGAAGGTAAACCTTATTACTTATCTTTAAAACTTGTTAAAAGTAAAAATGTTACAGGTTCAATCGGTAATATGTTGAAGTTTTTTGAAAACAAATACACCCAGCTATACTCAGCAGGAAATCATAAATTTTCTTTAGTTAATTTTGATGAACAAGGAAACCCAACAACATCAAATTCTCCTTTAGATAAGAAAATTATTTATATTGTTGCAAATAAAGCTGTTGAAACAAGAGGTGAAGTTTCAAAAAATGTTATTATTTTTAATATGTTTGAATTTAATTTTCAACAATTTCTTAATATGTTAGGAAAGGATAGAGCAGAAAAATATAACAATTATTTAAAAAATCCTGCATTTATTAAAAACAAACTCAAACAACTAAAAGACAAAATAGAAGAAATAGAAGCAGAAATTAACAGAGAAGAAACAACAGAATCATTTTTCGATACAGCAAGTGAAGAATCTGATGTTGAAGAATATGAAAAAAGCTATAATCAAGCTGCCGTTTCCTCAACAAGAGATAAAATAGAGGTTCTTTATAATAAACTGGCTGCTTTAAACGCAGAATATGTTAAAATATCAGAAGAAGATGTAGGTTCTGGTTCTACAGCAGCCTCTTTGCAATTTAGTTTTAATGTAGAAACATTAAAAGCTAATTCTAAATCAAAAGAAGGTTTAACATTATCAATGCGTCCAAATGAGCGTGATACTATTTTGAATAAAAATAAAAAGATCTTTGATGAAAAAATTGAATCAATATTAAAAGAAGCTGGTTTAATTAACTACAAAGTTAATAATTACTTCTTATCTTTGAACAACGAAGAAATAGATGAGCAACAAGTTACAAAATTAGGTAATGAAGCTTATTCTTCTGCAAAACAATTAGAAACTAATCTTGGTTCTAAAATTGGTTTAAAGACTTGACAATAACCAATATAAGATTATAATATCCCTACATACGGAGTTTTGATGAGTAAACAGTATTGTGATGGACGCTCCTTGTCCGAAGCATTATTGAAGGGTGCTAATGTATTGGCAGATAATGTATCTTCCACATTAGGCCCAAGAGGAAGAAATGTAATTCTTCAAGAAAAAGGAAAAACACCAATCATTACAAAAGATGGTGTAACTGTAGCAAATTTTGTTGAGTTGTCTGACCCATTTGAGAATTTGGGAGCACAAGTAATAAAGCAAGCATCACAACAAACTGCTGCTCTTGCTGGTGACGGAACTACTACATCGGTTGTTCTTTCCCGTGCCATTCTTCGTGAAGCACAACGGTATTTAACTTCTGGCGTTTCTCCTATTGAACTTAAGAGAGGCATCGATAAAGCTGTTGAAGCAATCGTTGAGAGAATTGGAGAAATTGCAAAACCAATTTCCTCAGAAGAAGATATTGAACACGTTGCATCTATCTCTGCAAACAACGATAGAACAATTGGTAAGTTAATTGCTACTGCGGTAGATAAGGTAGGTAAAGATGGTTCGATCACTATTGAAGAAGCACGGTCTGTCGATACTTCTCTTGACATTGTTGAAGGTTTCCGTTTCGATTCGGGATACCTCGCTGGTGCGTTCATCAATGACGAAAGACGGGGTGTAGTAAAATACGAAGACCCTTACATTCTTGTAACAGACCGTAAATTTGATTCAGTACAAGATATGCTTCCTGTTCTTGAACTTATTGCAAGAGAGGGTAAACCATTTGTAATTGTTGCAGACGAAATTGAAGGTCAAGCCCTTGCTGCTCTTATTATGAATGCAATGAGAGGAACAATGAAGGTTGCTGCTGTAAAGGCTCCACGTTATGGTGAAGAACGCCGCAACATCATGAAAGACCTTGCAATCTCTGTTGGGGCTACATTCATTGCTACAGAGAATGGCACCAAAATGTCTGATGTAAAACTCAAAGATTTTGGTCGTGCAAAGAAGATTGAAATTGCTAAAGGTTTGACTACTATTGTAGGTGGTCATGGCTCTATGGAAGATGTTGATAGACAAATCGACATTATCAAAGCAGAACTACAACAAACCGAATCAATTTATGAATGTGAGAGACTACAAGAAAGAATCACTCGTCTTGCTTCTGGTATTGCAATTATTCGTGTAGGTGCAGCAACAGAAGTAGAAATGATCGAGAAGAAACACCGTATTGAAGATGCTCTAGAAGCCGTCCGTAGTGCCCAACAAGAAGGCATAGTTCCAGGTGGTGGTGTAGCCCTCATTAGAGCCACACAACGTCTTGAAGTGGCTACAGACAACGAGGAGCAAGCATTAGGAGTCAAGATAGTGTTGAAGGCAGCAGAAGAGCCTGTTAGACAAATGGCAATGAACGCTGGCGAATCCCCAGACCTTATAGTAAGTTTGATTAAGTCAGAAGTATTTGAGGCTGGATACGATTTCTTGAAACGTGATGTTATTATGATGGTCAAGAACGGTATTATTGATCCTGCAAAAGTTACAAGATGTGCTATACAAAATGCGGCATCAGCGGCAGGAACTTTAATTACAACTAATTACTCCATTGTGCAAAGTTAATACTAATTAAGGTATACAACTACGCTTTGTAAATGGAGGGTTTTGTCTATGGCTACTGGTGCTGAACTTAACGAGTTAAAGGAAGCCATAACGGCCCTTGACAAGAAAGTAGATAGAATGTTAAGCTCTATCGATAATCTCAAAGAGAAACAGGACGACGTAGCCAAAGACATTACCAAGATAAAAGAAGCGGTATACCACCCAGATGATGGTATTTATGCAAGACTTAAAGTTATTGAAACTTGGAAAGAAAATCAAACAAAAGCAACTTGGATTGCAATAACTGCAATTATGGGTCTTGCTGTGAAGCAGCTTTGGGATTTATTAATACAACACTAGAGGTGTTAATTGAAAGTTAAAATTTCCTATACAGTACAACTTGATGATGTACCAAGACAAGTTCGTATGTTTTTAATTGATGAAGATGTTTCTACAATACCAAGAGAATACGATAATCTCCTAAAACTTATTAATGATTCTAGTATTGACCAAGCTCTTCACGAAATTGATATATTTAGGCGTAATCTAGCATCAATTGACCAAAAGTTAGATGATGCACAATCTATCCTTGACGGGTACATGAGAGCACGTTATGGTTCTAGCATGAATGAAGAGAACCAAGATGTACAGAAAGAGTAAATACGAAGTTGGTGAGCCTGTTAAGATTCCCGCTTCTGTAGAGCTTTTTCATCCTTCAATCGATTCTGCTTATGACTATAGACGAACCGAAGCACCAGAGATAGGTTGGGTTGTCGAAGATAGTTATACACACATCAAAGTCCTTACAAACGATAACATTGTATGGGACACAGATAAACTTAACATTTACACATACGGAGATAAAGATGATACGACTAACCGAAATTGTTGAAGAGAACATGGTTACATATTTTAACGTTAGGTCAGTTTTTGTTAATCCTTCCCACGTTGTTATGGTGAGGGATGATAGTAGAATTAGGGGACTTCTTGTTGAAGGCAAGCTTTCACATCTTGGCGTAGACCCAAACATGCAGTTTAGCAGGATTACTGTTCGTGGTGGTTCTGGAAACTACGAGATTACGGTTATGGGTTCTTCCGAAATGGTTTACGAGAAGATTCAGACTTCAACTAAAACACTACTAAAGGGGTGACAGATGTTATGGACTGTGATAGGATACAGACTAGAGTTAGATGATAAAACTTTGAAAGAATTTCCTTTTACAAAAACTTTTTATGGCTCTCATGATGGTATGAAAGCTATTGAAGATGCCACAAGATTGTTTAAAGAGAATAAAGTTATGGTTGTTGCAGTTGTAGCTGGCGACCACAAAACATCAACTTACATTAAAAATCACAAATAGGAGTATTTATGGCATGGCCTAAAGGCGTCCCTCGTAAAAAGAAAGTAGATACTGAAACCAAACCACAAACAACAGAAACAGAAGTAAAAGCGGAAGCACCAAAGAAAGAGCGAAAGCCAAGAGTCGCAAAAGAAAAGAAAGAAGAAGTTTCTTATGCAGTTGACGAAGAGACTGTAGAAATTCGTAGAAAACTTGATGAACACACCCTTGACCCATTTATACCAATCACAATTGATAAGATTGAATGTGAATTTGTTCATCTAACTCAATGGATGGGCCTTATTCCAGAAACTGGTTCCGAAACAAGGGGTGGGCGTTATTCTGGTTCGCATTTTCCAGTAAAAGGATGCAATCAAACTGTTTGGCCTGTTCTCGCTTACATCAAGACTGACCTTGATAAGTACCGTGAAGCAGGTTATGATGATAAGACAATCTACGCTGGTTGCATCAACTACCTGTCTGGTATAACGGCAGGTAAGAAAAAGAAGTATGGTAATCTATTCCCCTATACCTTTTCAATTAAGGAAGATAAGATTATTGCTACTTTCGTGACCGATGATAGAAAGAATAAGAATTTTTGGTCAGAAGGAGTTATTAGATGAAATGTAATCAACAGCATATTGAAAAACCTTGGGGTTGGGAGAGCATTATTCAAGCAAATGAGCATTATGCTTTCAAGCGTATTCATATTGCCCCAGGTAAACGTTTATCTCTACAATATCATAAAGAGAAAATGGAAACCATCTATTGCCTTTCAGAAGAAGCAATTGTATGGACAAAGCGTTCAGAGAATGATACAGAGGCAAAGAAGATCACGCTCCGTTATGGAGAAGCCTTCCACATCATGCCAAACCAGATTCACCGTTTTGCGGCAGGGTTTTATCCTGTTGACCTAATGGAAGTATCTACACCACAACTTAATGACGTTGTTCGACTTGAAGATGATTATAACCGTATTGAAACTACAAAGGAGACAGAATGACTTTTGCCCGTAACGCTATTGAGACTACCGACATTGATGACAACATCGAGGTAGACGTTAATCGTTCGTATTCCAGCTTTGGTGTTCGTATTGTTCGCAATAACACCAGCAAGCGTCGTCTTTCCAATCGTGTATCCGTAACTATTCCAGATGGACGTAGTGAGAGCACTTTCCATCTTACTATTCGTGAGGCTAGGGCACTTCGTAATTTTCTTAATGAAAATCTTGAGGAATCCCTTGACTCTTCTTCAATGGTGTCTATGAGTATGCGTGAGGCAAGCTGATATGGTTTTGCCTACAACAACACCTTATGGAGAACACGTTAAAATGAATTTAGTTGAAGCACTTGACCGTATTTATGCAGACGCTTACCCTATCGCATCTTATCCTATCCCAAGAGGATCGCAGGGAAATGTAGATTTTACTTACGATGTTAAAACTGGTACTTATGTGACCACTATTGACGCTGCTGGAGCAGATAAGACCAAATTTGTTGTAAAGATTGTAGGAAGTACTCTTACAGTTTCATATCCAAAAGTTGATGGTTTTAGGTGCCGTTCGTTTACTTACTCATTCCCACTTAGTAAAACGGACAAAGTTTCAGAGTCAAATGCAAGCTACGTAGACGGTGTACTTACTATTACACTAAATACTACAGTTTCTGCACATAACGCGACTACAATTCCAGTAAACTGACTAATTAGTTAGTAAATAAGCCGCCAAGAGTTTGTTCTCTTGGCGGTTTTCTTTTATCTAAAACTATTTACATCGTAAGGAAAATTCTATGAAAAACTACGATAAATTATGGAAGAATTGGCAACAAAAAACAATCCTTAGCGAATTAGACAAATCAAATAGAAAGAAACTGTTGAAGTATGTTGAAAAAACAATGACTAATCTTGGTTCTGATTCCTTAGATATTTTAACAAGAACTCCATTTAATTATGCATTTGGTGATAAACTTAGAATAGTAATTCCATTAGAAGAAAACGTACCATTAAAATTAACAGAACAAGTTGCATTATTAAAACTTAAAGCAAATCAATTTTATGAGAAAAAGTATAAAGAAGGTTCAATTAATGATTATTTAGTATCGTTTAATGTTGCCGAAGAAACTGTACAACAATCAATAGAAGGTGGAAGAGAAACCAAAGAAGTTAAAATAAGAACTCCACAAATTGTTGTACGTTACCTAAATAAAATGAATCAATTAAAAACAGAAACTTTTCCATTAGGTAGGGCTTTTAATAAATTTAAGATGGATGAAGCAGCAAGATACTGGTCACAAGTACAAAGTGGGTTGGTTACAAACGAGCAGTTAAGCAGACAACTGGAACACTTTGTAAGTATGACTCCAGTAACAACACCAGAACACATCGCAGCATCAATAAGATCTATGGGTGGTGGCGGCACAGAGTCTTATTCTATTGTCGTTACAAGAAGCCCAATTGATGTTGCTCGTATGTCGGACTTTTCAAACATTACCTCCTGCCATAGTCAAAAAGGCTCTTACTTCATTTGCGCTCTTGAAGAAGCCAAAAGAGGTGGAGCCGTTGCTTATGTAGTGAAGAATGAAGACGTTAAAAAATTAGAAGAAGAAGGAAGATTACAAGATCCAGAAATCTTCTTTGATGAACAACATTTAAAACAAATAAGCAACAATCAAAGAAGTAATGATCCAAATGCTCCTATGAGTTTTGACGATGATGAAGAAGAACAAACACAAACATCAATAGATAAAATTGTTCCAGTATCAAGAATAAGGATCAGAAGAGTTATTGATTTGGAAAAACAAATGGAGTACATGGTTCCAGAAGAGTCAGAGTATGGTACACAAATTTATAAGTTTCGTAAAATTTTAGAGCAATGGTGTGCTGATAAGCAATCTTTTATGTTTGCTGGTGCAGATGGTAAACCTAATTTAAATTTTTCAGAAAAACTTTTAATCCTTACTGGTGGCAGTTACCAAGACACACAAATTGAAGAACTATTTTATTCATTATTGACAAAAGTTTCTCAAGTTTTGGGAGTCGATGAATCAGAAATAGAAAAGGCAAACATTGATTGGCAAGGCGTTGAAGATCCATTTGAAGATTCAACCGATTGTGAAAGAAATGCAAGAATTTATAGTGCAAGAGCTTATCATGTTAGACTTAATAGTAATTTCTCAATGATAGAAACAATACCACAATGTAATGAGGACGACATTTTTACTGGTTATAGGGTTAAACTAAGAGTTAATTTTGAACTTAGATCACTTAATGTTGTGGAAGAGAAAAAAAGCGAATTAAGAATTAATGAAGAGCAATTGCAAAAAATTAATAATGTTTTGTCTACATACACACAATTATTTGGAGAACTAAACGTTAGAATTAATGGTACAACTGGATTGTCGCTTGTTTTTACCAAACTATTAACAACAATAGATGATTTCAATGTTTACGACCAAAACTGCATTATACAAACTCACCAACAAATGGCAATATTGTTGAGAAAAGTTCTAACTGAAATGGGTATTAGCAGACCAAGCCCATTATTGTCGCAAAAAATTTATAATTTACTTGCTGAAACAGAAGAAAACCAAAAGTTTAGTGTTGAGTTTGATCCAGAGACTGATTACCGTTTTATTTACAATACCGATACACAACCAGAAGCTTTAAACATGAGGTATAGAAATTGGTTTATGGGTCCACTAACAAGTATGAAGTCCTTACGTCCTACCTCTCAACTTTCTATGAACTTAGGGGCAAAGGCAATAGAAAAAGAAGGCGATCCTCTTGTTAAGTTTCCAGAAGAAGCTACTAAATTAATTAATTTAAACCCACAATCATTTAAAACAATTATGAATACAGCTCTGGGTCTGACTTGTAGAGACTTAAATTTTCGACTTCGTAGACGTACTAGTACTAATGTTATGTATAACGAATTTGAACTTGGACAAGCAAATGTACCATTAGAAGTTTATTTGGACCGTAATGTTACAATTGGAAATGGTGGACAATTAAGCTTTGATGCATTTCTTACCGACAATAATAAAGGTATTAATTTAATAATTCAAGGTTCTTGTTTGTCTTCAAATACTGAAACTGGAACACTACAATTTGCTACTTTAGTTAATTGGATTAGCAAAAATACTGATCTTATTGAAGATACATTTTACAAACATCTTCTTGAACAAATAAAAGAAGATAAAAAAGAAATTGCAAATGTTCTTCAAACTAATCCAAGACGAGAAAGTGAAGCAGAAATGGAACAACACCAGCAAGATGTAAAATTTGGTGGTAGTAAAGAAGCAATAGTTAGAGAAATACTTAGCAGAGTAGTATCTAATTACGGAGATCGTCTTATTGAAATACCAGAATACGTTGTTGAAAATAATGAACCTGCAATTAAATTTTATCCATCAGCATTTGGTACTTTAGGTCAATCAATAATTTATTTCCGTTATGGTGTATTTACTGAAGAAAATACAGTAGTAGTTTCAGCAGTAACAAATTTAAATAAAACTTTCTTTACCAAACTAATAAAAGATGTTAGTTTTCCTTTGACAG